GACGACCCGGCACCATTCCGGCGCGTTCGTGGTCGCGCAACCGAGCGTCTCGCCCAGCGCGCGGTCCGGATCGTTGGTGACGATGAAAAGGCGGACCTTGCTCATTCTGCCGCCTCGAGCAGATCGAAGAGGCTCGGCATCGCCATTTCGCGCGCGGCCGCTTCGACATATTTGCAGCCATCCAGGAAGTAGCCCGGGTTCAGTTCGACCGCGGCGCCCTGCCGGCCGAGCTTGATCGCCCGATAGGGAACCGTCATCAGCCCCCCGAAGGGATCGAAAACCCGCTCGCCGCGCTCGGTGTATTGCATGATCGCCCGGTCGACGATGTCGAATTGCAGCGGGCAAAGGTGCATTTCGCGACCGGCCTGCGCCTGCAGCGTGTTCATCGAGAGCATGCGCGCGACGTCTGTCCAGACATCATCATGCTTGGAATGCGGCGGCAGCAGCATGAAGGTCGACGGCAGCATGCCGCGCTCTTCGAGGCCTTCGGCCACCTTCACGTGATGCTCGAAGTCGTAGACGGTATCGAGCTGGTAGCGTTTCCAGAGCTTGTAGATCTGGTGCGCTTCGAGGCCCCCGAGATCTTCCGGCGTCAGCTGGCGGTCGCCTGACGACGGCTCGTAACCGTGGGCGTCAAGCTGCCAGCGCGCGCGGGAATAGCCGTCGCCGCTCCATTCGCCCTGTCGCCACTCGCGCTTGTCCTTGCCCACCGGCCGATCGGCATAGCCATTGGAGCGATCGGTCGGCGGCTTGCGAAAGATCAGCAGATATTCCGGCAGCCCGTTGCCCATGCGGCTGCCGTCCTTACACTGCTCGCTCCAGCCGAGGCGATATGTCTGGTTGTTCTCGCGAACGACATCGGTGGTGATGGTCTTGCGGGAGAGGAAGGCGAAGCCGTGCTTGCGGAAATGTGCCGTGCAATCGTCGGCGAAGGGATAGACCGTCTGGAAACCGAGGCCGGTCATGCCGCCAGGGACGATCCGGTCTTTGACATGGATGGCAGCAATGCGGCCCGGCGCAAGGATGCGATAGAGCTGCGGGATCAGATAATCCATTTGCTGCCAGAAGTGGGCATTGTCGTCGGTATGGCCGAAGTCGGCGTAGTTCGGCGAATACTCATATTGGGTCGAGAAAGGGATCGAGGTGACGATCAGGTCGACGCTGTCGGCCTCCATCCGCTCGCACTCGACGACGCAATCGCTGTTGACGACGCTGTATCCGTCGCCCGAAACCTCGATCCGCTCGACACCCATCGCGCGCTTCAGCGTGCTGGCCATGGCAGCGGCCGAGAGGCCGTATTCCTTGATGATCGCGGTCATGATCGCCCTCTGCTCCTCATGACGCCGCCACTTCGCCTCCAGGCTGTCGCGCACGGGACGTTCGGCCTCGGTGTAGATGAGGTCGAGGCGCACGGTGCGCGTCTGCAGGAATCTCTGGATGCGGTGAACGGCCTGGATGAAGTCGTTGAACTTGAAGCCGATGCCGAGAAAGATCGCCCAGGCACAGTGGCGCTGAAAATTGCAACCGGAACCCATGATCGAGGCCTTGCCGGCCAGCTCGCGGATCTTGCCCTCGGAAAAGTCGATGATCGCCCGCTCGCGCAGGTCGAGGTCCTGTGACCCGTAGATGGTAACGACGTCGGCGATCGCCCCCTCGATGGCACGACGCTCATCTTCGAGATCGTGCCAGATAAGTCGGTGTGCTTCGGGATCTTCGGCGCGCAGCTCCAACATCTTGCCGATGCGAGCTTGCATGCTGTCCCGTTTCTCGCGCGCGGCGTCCGAGAGACTGGCAGCGGCATTGCGCAGCAGGCGCTGCTGTCCGCTTTTCTCAGCACCCGCCGTTGCGTGATCGGCCGGCAGTTCGTGCCAGTTGACCACCATCTCCGGCAGCTCGTAGCCCTCATCGGAAAAGCCGAGATCGGAAGGCCGCTGCACGAACAGCCCCCAGCTTGCCACCCACAGCCAGAACTCGCGTTCCTTGTGGGGGTGGATGGTAAGCGTGTCGGCTTTCTCGGAGTTGCGCTTGAAGAACCGCGTCTTCGCCTGGCCGATATCCATCACCTCGAGGAATGCGGAGTAGGCCAGCAGCTCGATGAATTCGTTCGGGCTCGGCGTTGCGGTCGCAACGAACTTGAACCGCACCCCGTCGAAGAGCCGCATGAACTCGCGGAAGGTCTTGCTGCCGCCGAAGCCGCGAAGGCACGATGCCTCGTCGAGGCTGGCGGCGTCGAAGTCCCGCGGATCGAGCTTGCCGTCTCGAACCGTCTCGTAGTTCGTCATGTAGATGCCATCGGCCTGCGCCTGCAGGATCGACCGCACGAAGGTAATCTCGATACCGAGCATCGCGGCGTCGCGCTTGAATTCCTGACGAACGCCGAGCGGCACGACCAGCAGAGCCCGGCCGCCGAAGCGCTTCAGGATCAGCCGCAGGATTTCGAGCTGGATGACGGACTTGCCGAGGCCGAATGCGGCGAAGATCGCGCGCCGGCCGCCGGCGCACGCCCATTTCACGATCGCGCGCTGATGGCCCTTGAGGATCGGATTGATCTCGGCATCATCGACCTCGAACCCGCCAGCCGGCGCCATCTGGATCTTGTCGGCGAGAAAGGCGGCGTAGTCCATCACTGCGCCTTTCCGTCCATCAGGTCGGCGACGCGCTGCATGCTCGCCTCGACGCCGGCACCATCGCGCCAGGCCTTCACCGTCTTGCGGATCTCTCGCAACAGCTCCTTGCGCTGCAGGCCTCTTTCGGAGCGAAGACGGTCGCGGTCACGCTTGGATTGGATGGGCGTCCGGTTCATCGTTTGCACTCCGCCTGCCATGGCGGCGTGATGCCGGCGATTGCGTAGATCGATGTGGCCTCATTGCGCAGGCGGGTACGCGTCGCCAGACCGTAATCGCCGGAAGAAAATCCGCCGCTCGCCAGCGCATAACGCTCGTCTGCCATGGCAAGAGCCTTGGTCACCGGCACCTTGCCGACACCTTCACAGCGAGGGCATGGCCCAGTGAGCCAGCCGAGTTGTCCGGACCCACGGCAGCCAAGGCAGACAATGCGGGTGATGCGAACCTTCGTCATCGGATCATTCCTCGCCGACGATGCGAAGGCCCGTGCGCTCGCCACCCTTCGCCTTGATCGAGGCCAGCGCCGCGCGCATGTCGTTCATGGCGTTCTGCATGGACGCCGCGATGCGGTCGATCGTCTGCGCTTCCGTTGGCGTCACACGGCTGTCGGCAATGGCCATCGCCATTCCGTTCGCCAATTCCGCCGTGTGCCGGAGCAGTTCAGCGTGGGAAGCCATGACGCAGACGTCAGCCACCCTGTCTTCGCTGGGGTCGGAGAGACGACGGCCGTTCACCTCGGCAAGAGCGCTGGTGACGTACGGCCTGCCGCAATCGCTTTCCAGCGCAACAACTGCGCCGAGCGGCATCAGCGTCGGATCGTTGCCATCGTTCCAGCGCCCGACGGTGCTCTTGCCATAGTTGAAACGGGTCTCGACCCGCTTGATACCGCCGCAGGCCTCGATCAGATCGCGCTGCGCCGCCTTGACGCGGAACATCCAAGCTTCGGAAACGGACATCGGAACTCTCCAGTTTAGACAACGCAAAGGCTTCCCGCGCCGGGAATTTCCGGCGGGCTTTCCCGTGGCGGGAATGGTTCGAAAATGAGAACTTCAGTTCGTCAGCAGATCACGGGGGACCGCATGGCCAGGAACACACCATCATTCAGCAGCCTCCGAGACTTCGGCAGCCATCCAGTCGATGACGCGCTGGTAAGTCTTGATGTTGAACCCGAGCCCGTCACGGACACGAGAGATGAACTTGCTATCGCCGACCGCCGCGATACCGATAGCCGAGAGGCTGACGCCATGTTTGGCAGCGTAGGCCGTCGCCCGCTCGATCAAGCAGGCGCGGATATCCGCTTCGGTTATGAGGCCACGATTGCACATGGTCGTCATATTCGGGACATTTCCCGAATTGTCAAGGGAGAATTCCCGATGGACGTGATATTTCCCGAAATGCGAAAATGCAGCATGGAAACATCCCTGCAAAAACGCCTGAAGTTCCGTATGGACTTCCTCGGATTGAACGCCTACCAGACCGCCAAGAAGGCTGGCCTGGGCGACAGCTTTGTGCGGGACATCCTTCGGGGTCGGACACGCAGCCCGTCAGCCGAGAACCTCGCGAAGCTCGCCGTCGCGCTCGACACAACCCCGGATTACTTCACCCTCGATGCCGAACCGGTGGAGCCTGCAAAAGTGCAGGCGCTCCCCATATCCGGACTTGCCGTCGTCGGCGATATCCAAGCAGGGCATTGGCTAGACAGCACATTGTTCGACGACGGCCACGAACAGGAGATCATTCCTGTCGCCCGAGATCCTCGCTTCCCACGAGCCAAGCAGTACGGCCTCCGGGTGAAAGGGGACTCTATGGACCGGGAATTCCCGGACGGCTCCTATGTCACGTGCGTCGATTTCTACGATAGCGGCCTCAACATGAAGGATGGCCTGATCGTTCACGTTGAACGGCATAACGGCCCGCTGATTGAAGTAACGCTGAAGGCGATTGAACACGTCGACGGGCAATTGATGCTCACGCCGCGCAGTACGAACCCGAAGCATGTGCCGCTGAAAATCGAGGGGGACGCAGGCTCTGAGATTGTGATCAAAGGCGTGGTCATCGGTAGTTACCGTCGCACCATGATCTAGGGTACTCGGGAAATATCCCAAACATGAATTGACATAGGGAAATATCCCGAATAATACTTGCGCCAATCCCTAACCGATTGGAGCAAGGCCCATGATCCGTATTCAGCGCTATTCCGAGACCGCCGCGGCCAAGATTTCCGCGGCGCCTCGCTGCATTCGTACGCTCGAAGAGCGCCTTGCCGGTGATCTGCGCGAACTCGCTTTCGCTGATCAGTCCACCAATATCGAGGCCCTGAAGCAGCGCGGCTGGTCCGAGCCGACGCTGCGCCGGCTGCTGCCCGAGGCGACCAAGATCGCCCGCCGCGCATCGATCCGTCAGGTCGCCTGACATGGACAATCATTTCACCCCCTTTGG